TTGCAGAAATCAACCGTGAGGTCATCAGAACCATCTACAAGGTTGCTGAGCAGGGTGCTGTTCAGAACGTTGCTACCGCTGGTGTATTTGACCTTGACACCGATTCAAACGGTCGTTGGTCAGTTGAGAAGTTCAAGGGTCTTCTGTTCCAAATCGAGCGTGATGCAAACGCAATCGCTCAGAGAACTCGTCGTGGAAAGGGCAACATCATCCTCTGCTCAGCAGACGTTGCTTCCGCTCTAACCATGGCTGGTGTACTTGATTACACCCCTGCACTCAACGCTAACCTCAACGTTGATGACACTGGCAACACCTTCGCTGGTGTTCTCCAAGGCAAGTATCGTGTTTATATCGATCCTTATGCTGCTAACCTGACTTCAGGTAATGCATCACCTGGCAACCAGTACTACGTTGTTGGTTATAAGGGTTCTTCACCTTATGATGCTGGTCTGTTCTATTGCCCATATGTTCCTCTCCAAATGGTTCGTGCCGTTGGTGAGAATTCCTTCCAGCCTAAGATTGGCTTCAAGACCCGCTATGGTCTGGTTGCTAACCCATTCGCAGAAGGAACCGATCAAGGTCTGGGTCGCCTCAAGGTTAATGCAAACCGCTACTATCGTCGCGTTGCAGTCAAAAATTTAATGTGAAGATTATTAACATTAAATTACAAAGGACCCGAAAGGGTCCTTTTTTTATAAATATTAGTGTTAAGAACCTATTTAATATGGCATATATTTATAAAGCGACTAATAAACAAAATGGAAAATTTTATATTGGACAAACATCTTACAATAAATTAAGCAAAAGAATTGCATGTCATATGCACTATGCGAATAATTCTGGTTCAAATTTACCATTTCCAAATGCTTTGCGAAAATATGGAAGAGATGGATTCATATGGGAAATATTGGAAGAATGTGATAAAGAAAAAAGAGGTGAAAAAGAAATATACTGGATAGATAAACTAAAACCACAATACAATGCTACTTTAGGTGGAGATGGTGGAACTCTTGGCCGTTCTTGTCCAGAGCACGTAAAGGAAGCGACTAGAAAATCTAGAATTGTATCGGTCAAAGATAGAAAGACTGGAAAAGTTTACACTTCTATGAAAGAAGCCAGAAAAGATACTGGAGTGTTGGAAAGTAGTATAAGTAGGTCAATAAAATATAATGGTCCTGGTAGTAGATGGGAAAAGTTAATCTAAATAGTTCAAAAAATGGCAACGACAAATATTTTCGCCAATCAGATACAAAATAGAAATTTTCTATCTCCAACAGGTTTTAAACTTACAATAACAAGATCTCCAAAAGTTGCATTTTTTAGCAATTCAGCTAATATTCCCGCAATGACTTTAGGAGTTGCTATTCAACCATCATATCTAAAGGATATAGACACTCCAGGAGATAAAATAATATTTGAAGACTTTTCAATTCGTTTTTTAGTTGATGAAGATTTAAAAAATTATATGGAAATTCAAAATTGGATTCGAGGTTTGGGTTATCCAGAAAGTTTGAAAGAAATATATGATTTGCAAAATCAAAGAGAGTATGTTGACATGTCAAAGTCCAATACTATGGACATATATTCTGATGGGACATTAACTGTTTTGGGTAGTGGATTAAACCCAAATTTCAAAATCAATTTTAAAGATTTGTGGCCATATAATCTCTCAACACTAAATTTTGATGCCACTGATACAGACATAGAATACTTTACAGCAGAGGCTACTTTCAAGTATACTATTTACAATATAACTGATTTGAATGGCAATCCACTATGAGTATTGATCTTGATAAAATTCAAGAAATGTGGGAAAAAGATTCTAAAATAGATCCAGATAATCTTCACAATGAATCATTAAATATTCCAGTTCTTCATGCAAAATATTTTGATCTCTATAATACCATTTTCTTATTGAGAAAAAAAGCAGAACAGCAGAAAAGAAATATTCGTCACGAAAGATATGAGTACTATTCGGGGAAAGCAGATCCTGAGGTTTATATTGACAATCCTTTTCCCAAAAAAATTAGAGATAAAGATACTATGCAAAAGTATCTTGATGCAGATGAGAAATTGTCAACGGTTTGTTTGAAGATTGATTATTATGATACTATGCTTGTCTATATTGAGAGCATCTTAAAAATGATTCAGAATAGGACCTATCAGATTAAAAATTCTATAGAATTTATGAAATTTAACGCTGGACTAGGGTAAATAAATACTCCTAGATGCATGGATTTATGTGATTGATACTACAGCCAATCTTGTTATATCAAAATCCAACGAAGTATTTTTAAAGATTAATACAGAACCTCATATCGAATATGAACTTAGAGACCACTTTAAGTTCGAGGTTCCTAATGCAAAATTTATGCCGCAGTATCGGGGTAAAAATTGGAACGGAGAAATTCATCTATATGATATGAGGTCCAAACAGATTTATGTTGGTCTGTTGGATAAAATTGTATCTTTTTGTAAGCAATATGGTTACACTTACAAATTTGAAGACAATAAGTTTTATGGACAACCTTTCGAGATTAATGAAGAGATTTCGGAAGAAGGTGTCAAGGATTACATGAATTCCATTTGTGCTCATACTCCCAGGAAATATCAGATTGAGGGAGTATATGATGCACTAAAGCATAATAGAAAACTATTGATAAGCCCCACAGCGAGCGGCAAATCGTTGATGATTTATTCGCTCGTAAGATATTATGTGGATAAAGGACAAAAAATTCTCTTAGTTGTTCCAACGACATCTCTTGTAGAACAGATGTACAAGGATTTCCAGGATTATGGTTGGGATGCTGAGTCATATTGTCACCGTATCTATTCTGGAAGAGAAAAAACTAATGAACATCCGGTAACAATTACTACATGGCAATCAGTCTATAAACTAGAACGTTCATTTTTTGAAGAGTATAATTGTATTATAGGAGATGAAGCTCATTTATTTAAGAGTAAGTCATTAATACAAATTATGACTAAACTTCATCATGCCAAGTATCGATTTGGTTTTACAGGAACTCTTGATGGAACTCAGACTCATAAGTGGGTCTTGGAAGGATTATTTGGTCCATCATACAAAGTAACAAAAACTGATGAATTGATGAAGCAAGGTCATCTATCTCAGTTAGATATTCAATGTATTGTACTCAAACACACTCCACAAAGATTTGAAACTTATGAAGATGAGATACAATATTTAATCTCTCACGATAGAAGGAATAAATTCATAACAAATCTTGCTCTAGATCTCAAAGGAAACACTCTTGTTCTTTTCAGCAGAGTTGAGGCTCATGGTGCAGTTTTATATGAAAGAATAAATAATAACAAGCGAGATGATCGTAGAGCATTTTTTGTTCATGGTGGAGTGGCCACTGAAGAAAGAGAATTAGTCAGAGAGATTACTGAAAGAGAAAACAATGCAATCATTGTTGCTTCTTATGGAACTTTTTCTACTGGTATTAACATTAAGAACCTCCATAATGTTATCTTTGCTTCACCCAGTAAATCAAGAATTAGAAATCTTCAGTCAATTGGAAGAGTTCTTAGAAAAGGAAAAGATAAAACTAAAGCAGTCCTCTACGACATCTCTGATGATTGTACATTTAAATCAAGAAAGAACTATACTTTGAATCATTTAATTGAAAGAATTAAAACTTATAATGAAGAAAACTTCAACTATGAAATAATCACAATAGAACTTAAGGACTAATGAATTATTATACTTACGCATATCTCAGAGAAGATGGAACTCCCTATTATATTGGTAAAGGAAAAGGAAATCGTATTCATTCAAAAAATGGAAGAGTTTTTTTACCTCCACCAAAAGAAAGAAGAATATATCTAAAACAAAATTTAACAGAAGAAAAATCATTTAAACATGAAGTTTATATGATATCGATACTTGGTAGAAAAGATTTGGGAACAGGTATTCTTCACAATAAATCAAATGGTGGAGTTGGTGGAGGTGCTATGAAGGGTCGTAAACATTCTCCAGAAACAAAAGAGAAGATGAGGCAAACTAAACTTGGGAAAAAACATACTCTTCAAGAAAGGAAGAATATGAGTGAATCTCATAAAGGTCTCAAGTATTCCAACAGAAAAAGTAGTCCACAAACAGAACAGCACAAAAAAAACAGAAGTGAATCTGTAAAACTATGGTGGAAAAAAAGAAAAGAGGTTCAATCAAATGGGAATTGAAGATGATTTTTACTACACAGTAAAACTTAAAACAGGCGAAGAAATCTTCTGCAAATTAGCTGCATCAGAAGAAGAAGATAGAACCATGTTGATAGTTACTAATCCTATAATAGTTTCTGAAATAAAAGGAAGAACAGGTAT